GGCGTTTCGTGGAACTCGTACGTTTCCCATACGACCACCGATGGTGAGGCAATTTCCACAAGGGTGAGTATGGTACCCACTGTCTCCCCGTCGTCTAGTAATTCTTCGACATTGCATAGGTGGTGTTCAAGTGAACACTGCAATGCGTAGTCCCTTAGCTCCTGATAATTCATTAGTAAGCTCCCAACTTTTCCGTTAGGCGTTCAAGCGTGACAGAGTATCCCTCGCCTAAGTCATGGTTCATGTCATTCAACATCGGGTTGAAATGATAAGTGATAAGGCCATCGGCCGACCTATCATCGGGGTGTTCGATAGTTATTAGTATCTTGGTTTTCATTGGTAGTTACCCTTTCTAGTGGTAATAGTCACGCCCGTAGGCGCGGTACGCGGGTCACGAATCGAACGTGACAAGGCCACCATTGACCCCGCGTGGCGCGTTAGCGCGGGCGTCGTGGCATCAGCACCCCGTGGAATTGCATTCCGGTGGCGGTACTTTGCGCGGTAACGTGCATAGGTTTTTGGGGGTGGATATTCTCTATCTTGACTAGCTGCTCGTTCCCGTAGGAATTATTCTTAGCCTTGCCACTAATATGACCCGCGGCCGTCACAATTTCCGCTAGATATACCGTGTCATAGCACGCGCCCGATTCTGTCTCGCCACCCATGTCAAGTATTGACGCGCAAGCGGGAAAGTCTACGTTCATAACGGGGACATTCGATGACACGCCCGTGCCAGTAACAATTACTTTCCCGTCATGCTCGAATAACAATTCGACAGTGTTGATACCTTTCCCCGTGGCCTTAGCGGCGATAAGTAACGCCCCTACTAGCTCGACCCCGCCTACTTGAAATGTAGGGATAGTGTCAATGTCTGTCTGCGGCACGGTAATGCGATGCAAACGGTATCCATCCGTGGCAGTGAACGTGGCATACTCGCCCGTAGTAGTTACTTGAATGGAATGTAAGTTAGGTTTCCCTGTATCGGTAGATATCGCGGGTGCGATACCTTTCGCCAGTGCTACCGCTTGCGCGGTAGTAAGTGTAATTTTCATAGTGTTTCCTTTTCTCTATGGTTGTTATCTGCCTACCATTGTGGCGGGCATTGTGGGTAGGCACGAATCGAACGTGCGCCGCGGCCATACCGCCTACCCTGTTGGGGTTACTTGTCGAAACTCTTTTCTATTTCATAGATAGCCTGACAACGGGCGAACCCCGCAAGACAGATTCCGGTGGGTGGGAGGCACCATAGGAACGACACGGGCAAGCCATATAGCGCGATAGGCGGCATGAACCACCCCAACATCGCAAGCGTGAACCCGCCACCGATAGCGGCCAGCGGCCACCTATATAGGCGTGACCACTGTTGCGGGGTCATCACGTGCGGCGATGACTTGACCGCGGGGTGATTCGGAGAGTATCGGCGCGTCATTCTGTGACCGCCGTATATATCTCTATCCATTCGCCGCCGGCGGGTAGCACGGAACCATTGAGGCGCACAATAGGCTCGGCCCCGTCAATGGCCCCCCACGCGCTACCGTTCCACCATTCGCCCGCGGGAGCTATCCCGCCCGTTGTCGTTCGTTGTAGGCGCGGCGTGCCTATCTTATGAATCATGTATCTGACCCCGTTATCCATTAGCGGCCACGATTCTCTATACGGGCGGCACCATCGAGCGCCATTTTCGCGGCGTGAATCTGTGAACTTAGTTCATAGTAGATGGCGGAATCTTGCCATTCCTTGCATAGATAACCCATATCTACGCCCGATTCAATGACCGCGTTAGTCACTAATTCCGCTAGTAGCTTGCGGCATCCATCAGGAAGAACGGCGGTATATGACGACCTATCCCAACAGAGGAACCCATGCGGCGTGTCGGCGTGATATCCACGGCGGGACAGTACGACATGGCCACGGTAGGTGGAACCTTTCCACGTGGCCACGTAATACGCATCTAGCGGCATGTCTGTTTCCGTTCTGTGGGTCGGGTTCACGGAATAGAACGCCACCGATAGCCCCGACTTAGGGGTATGGGTGACGCTATCGGCGGCCGTGTCACTGTTGCCAGTACACGTATCGGCAACGCCTAACGCGCGGGCAATGGCATCATAGGCGAGCCGTGCGGGGGGGTTCGCGCCGTGCGAATCATAGTAAGCCGCAACAATGTCGGATAGCTCCGATACGCTCGCGGGGTAGGTGGTGGATATTGTCGTCATAGTGTATTTTCCTTTTCTCTATGTTCTGGCCGTAGTGGCCATAGTACGCGGGCGGGGAATCGAACCCCGCGATAGTGGCCATACCACCCCGCGACCCGTTTAGATTAGGCGCATATATTCCGCGTCATCGAGCATGGCCGCATATCCATCCATATCTTCACCTAGTAAGTCTGCCAACATTCCCCGCGCCGCGGCCTTACTATCGGCGGCGCATGGAGCCGCCGCATAGCTTGAACCACTGAACGCGCCGCAACCCTTATTCGAGAACGCGCGAGCCATTGCCGCGTATGTTGTCCCTAATTCTTCGGCTACCTCATGGAGCGTGTCATTCTCCCACGGCTCGCCGCAATTCCTGCATATCACGTCGAACATTAGTGACCCCACGGCGATTGTGCCGCGCTCGGATACTCATAGATAGGCCGCCCGATTAGACACGGGTCGCAAACTATGTCGCCCATGTCGGTCATATTCGTGGCCTTATCCCCGCCGCAATAGTCACACGTGAACGCTTGCGGCTCTCTCTCCCACTTACTCATCACTTGACCCCCGCGCCTAGTGTCATCATGTCACTAACGGCGATTGAATGCCCGTTCAAGCTTTCAATGGCGGACTCTGGCGTACGGCCTGACGCCCGCGCAATAACTTTATTTTCGCATACTAGATACGCGTAATGAAAATTATCGTGTTGGCGTTCCGTTCTTATGACGAATCTAATCTTTCTCTTTGTTTCCATATCTCTACCCTTTCTAAGTAGTTCGGAATAATTCCGATACATGAACTATATAGGCATATGTGCCACTGTTCAACCATTGACCACCACCACCCACCCCGCAAACCCTTACCCCACAAGGCTCACAAAATAATCTGAAAATAATCTCAGTAACCACCGACCACTAACCCCCAATTCACCACCACCCCCATTGACCATAGATAGTAACCACTGACCACCATAGGTAGCGGGAGCCGCTAGTTACTGTTAGCACTGTGCTTGCTTTTGTTAGCACGTGAGCAAGGCCGACATGGCCGCGCTAGTAACCATCGACTACTTGCTAGTGGGAATCGTTCTCATTGTTTCACGTGAAACATTCCGACCCCCCCCCGCCCACACTAGTACGTACACGCAAGGCCGACACCATACGCAGCCTACCTACCAGTAGGTAGTTGCACCCTGCAAGTAACCCAACGGGGGGTCTGCCGAGGCTACGGGGGGGCGTATATATGTATTATCTCTTTTGTCGGGATTCACTCTTTTGGTGTGTGTCACTTTGGGTGGTTACGTTGTTGCTGTGTGTGGTCGATTGTGTGGAACACTTGGCGGGGCCGGAGGCTCATTCTGAAGACCATAAATTTCTATGGCGAAGGAACGGGGCGACAATTTGAAGTCAAATCGTCTGCCGCAGTTTTTATGCTCAAAACTGCTTGGTGTGACCTGTCCACCAAATGCACTCCCTTTCACTGCAAACAACCGATGCCGTAGGCGAGGGCGTTAGCCGCGCCAGCGGAATGTCAGGAGTGTATTTAGCTTCCCCCACGGTTTAGATACCAAACTGATACCACGGTCGCCGTAGCCAAATTTGTTTTAGCCGACACCGGAATTTTAATAATATGACGTTTATTACGCTGCTTGAATCTCTGACACAATAGGGGAACAACCATCTTTTTCAGATGTTCTTGATTGCAGGATTCATCTACCCCAGTTCCCTGGTGTGAAATGCCCCGCACCTCGCAAGGGGTGTACGGCCATGCCTGCCTTGCCGCTATCCCAGCGGGGAGGTCTTGTGAAGTTGACAACAGCATAGCATGTGGTGTTAGTGTTTCCGCATGAAACAAAAATCTGTTTGGGAAAAAGAAAACCCTAAAAAGAAATCAACTCCTTTAACGTCTTCTCAAAAAGCATCGGCAAAGGCGAGAGCTGCTAAAGCTGGTCGGCCTTACCCGAACCTTGTCGACAACATGGCTGCTTCTAGAACTAAGAAGAAGTAATGCCGGAAGATTCTCGACTGAAACGAGCAGGTGTCACTGGGTACAACAAACCCAAAGCCACCCCTAGCCACCCCACCAAATCACACGTGGTTGTAGCCAAAGTAGGCGACCAAGTAAAAACAATACGATTCGGACAGCAAGGGGTTAAAGGTTCACCTGACGGTTCTAAACGTAATGAAGCGTTCAAAGCACGTCATGCTTCTAACATTGCTAAAGGTAAAATGTCTGCCGCATATTGGGCAAACAAAGTCAAATGGTAGTGTAAAACCCGATGGGTACTAAACGAGTTGTCTCTCCAGCAGACAAAGCTAAATTCTTTGCTGCAATCTCCTCCGGTAAAACCATCGGAGATGCTTCCCGTGTTGCTGGTATCCACATCAACACAGGTTCCAAATGGCTATCCAAAGCCAAAGCCCTACAAGCATCCCATGACCTTGAAACCCTTAAAGGTAACAAGTCAACCGCCCGTGGCGGTGGCGTACAAAACGACTCATACAACGCTTTCATGGAAGCCATCGACTTACCATCGGCCATCCCGCATGACCAGTTATGTGAAGAAGCCCTACGAGGGTTAGATGACTTCGGGTTTTTCCGTGAGTATTACCTTGGTCGTGTACCTTCACCTTGGCAGGTGGATGCGGCCCTAAAAATTGTTGAATGGCTCGAATCAGAAGAAAAAGAATTCGTAGTAATCAACGTACCCCCTGGTGCCGGTAAGTCCACCCTGTTCCATGATGTTGCTGTGTGGGCTATCTGTCGTAAACGAGACATCCGAATAATGATTGGTTCCGTATCTCAAAACATGGCAAAGCTGTACTCCCGCCGTATCCGTGAAACACTTGAACGCCCCATGCCTATGCTCCCCGACCCGATGCTTGTCAAGAAAGGACTAGCACAGGATGCTTTGGGTTGCCTCAGTATTGACTACGGCAGATTCAGACCTACAGATAAAGGAGCGTTATGGAGGGCAGACGAGTTTGTTGTGGAACAAATCGGTGGCAACGGGCTGGACAACAAAGAACCAACCGTACGCGCCTACGGTATCGAAGCAGAATTCATTGGACACCGCGCCGACCTATGCCTTTTTGATGACGTAGCCTCACCCGACAACACCCGTGAGTCAGCTTCACGAGACAAACTGTTGGAACGCTGGGATGGTGTGGCTGAAGCCCGTGTAGACCCAGGTGGTTTGCTGTGTGTTATCGGCCAGCGTCTAGGGTCGGGCGACTTGTACGCCCATTGCCTAGCCAAAGTTTCGTATGACGACCTTGATGAAGATTATGACGGGT